ACTTCGGGCAAGTTATTTAATGGATTTTTTTCCAACTTTGATATCAAATACAATTAAATATAACATATTTCTGAATATTTATCAATAATGACACAAAGAAAGGTTCCGATTACGAGATTAAATAAATTCTTCGGTGGTGAAGATTTTGAATTAGATATTGCTATGGGTCGTGAATGGCTTGAAGGTGATATGAATTTTACATTGGTTTTGTATCGTGTTGATAGACAGAAGACAAAGACCGATGATGTATATGGTGAAACAGTTGAGGACGGAATTAAGTTTCATCCACCTGTTGAGTTCAGAGGGTATGTTCAGATAGAACAACCCGAAAATCAGGATTACGGTCAAAGTCGTATGACACAGATGGAACCTGGTAATTTAAAGGTTGGTGTATATCAGGACTCTTTGGATGAGTTGGGTATAGATATAGAATATGGAGATTATATAGGTTATTATGAAACGGAGTCTCGTGTCAGATATTATACTGTTGTTAATGACGGTCGTGTTGTTAGTGATAACAAGCACACGTATGGTGGGTTCAAACCATTTTACAGAAGTATTGTGGCGTCACCAGTAAACGATAATGAATTTAGAGGATTATGAGTAGATATCTATTAAAAGAATTAAATACAATTAAATCTCGTATGGGTTTGATTGTTGAACAAGATGAAAATAACATCGACCCAATAGGTCTTCGTGTTATGGTTTATTATAACCTACACAAAAAAACTTTTTCAGTTCAATACAAAGGTAGGATTATATTATATGCAGATTATGTTAAATTAGGTAATGTAGAGTTTAGGGTAAGAGAGGGCGGAAAAGAAAAAGTTAGACAGGAGATGAGAAAAAATGTCCATGCATTTGTTATTGGTGATTTAATGGATTATTGTCAATACCCATGTGAAAATATGCCACCCGAAACTAATGACAAAGTTATTACATATAACCCTTACAAATATGACTCGTTTGTTAAAAAAGATACTGAAGAACCTATCTATAATGCTAACGAAATAGATATGATTAATACAAGAAATAAAATATTTCATATTAACGAAATCGTAAGTTAATGGCGTTTCCTAAAAAAATAAAAAAAGATTTAAAACTTACTCCTGAAAAAATATTATTGGACAGGAGGAAAGAACTTCTTGAGTATATACAGGAAGATGGAACTTATTTACCTAAGAGTGTTTTACATGCCGATTTAGATAGGGGTATGTTAGATTTTGTTAAAAATGATTTGGAAATGGTTGCTGATGGTAAAACAGTAAACCCTATTGACATTATAACCACAACTCAAAACTGGTCTCAGTTCACAGAAACTTGGAATTTTCAAGACTTGGATAAAAATATTAAACCACCCTTTATTGCGACTGTGAGACAACCCGATGTTAAATATGGTAGTAATCCATCGTTACAATATACAATACCAAATAGAAAACAATTCTATTACGCAAAAGTTCCAACGTGGGATGGACAGAGAAAAGGTATGGACATTTATAAAATTCCTCAACCAGTTCCTGTTGATATAACTTATAATATTAAGATTTTTTGTACAAAGATGAGACATTTAAATGAGTTTAATAAACTCGTTCTTCAAAAGTTTTCGTCTCGTCAATCATATACCTTTGTTAAAGGTCATTATGTTCCAATCATATTAAACAATGTTTCTGATGAATCTGTTTTAGATATTGAAAAAAGAAAATACTATATCCAAAACTATGAGTTTTTAATGATGGGTTTTTTAATTGACGAAAAAGAGTTTGAAGTTATCCCCGCAATTACAAGGGCGTTAACTATGTATGAAGTCGATACTAGTGTCAAATCTAGAAGAGCAAAAAAAGAACCGTCAAATCCTGAAAATTTTGACTTGAACATTTTATTTAAGGAGGGAGTGGATGAGTTATCTGAAAAATATAATTACACTATAGATATAAATGTTAGTGGTAATGATAACATTGATTCTTACTCCGTTTTTATAAATGAAAACTACGTTGGTGACGACATCCCAAAAATTCAGGTGAACACAAATGACACTTTAAAAATAACTATAGAAAAAGAAGACGTTACTAAAACATCTACTTTAAAAACAACTTGTACTCTACTTTAAAGTTATTCACCATATATGTCGATATCTTCTTTACAATTTTCGTAAATTAGTTGCTCTACAAATTTGTACATTTTTAGTCCTTTATTTTCACAATATGTTTTTAACAATCTATGTGATTCCTCAGATATTTTTAAATTTTTAATTTTCATAGTAGTAAGAGTAATTTTAAAAAGTAAGAAAAAAGTATGAATTTTTTCTCACCATTTAATAAATATGTGTTCTAAGTAAAGGCACTTTCACTTTTTTCTTAATATTTATGTATAAAATAAATTAAAAAGAAAACTGTAAAAAATGGCATCAGACAAAGTATTCGTATCTCCAGGTGTATATACATCTGAAAGAGATTTAAGTTTTGTAGCACAAAGCGTAGGTGTAACAACCTTAGGTATAGTAGGTGAAACACTTTCGGGTCCGGCTTTCGAACCAATATTTCTAACAAATTATGATGAGTTCAGAGCGTATTTCGGAGACACCAACCCGACTAAATTTATAAACACACAAATTCCTAAGTATGAAACAGCTTATATAGCTAAATCATATTTACAACAATCAAATCAATTATTCGTAACAAGAGTGTTGGGATTATCTGGTTATGACGCTGGACCTTCTTGGTCAATTACCACTGTTGGTAATGTTGAAAAGAGCGGCGTAACCGCATCTTCTTTAGGTGGACCTGTTACTATTTCATTTTCAGGTATTAGTGGAGACAGTAGTTCAGTAGTAATAACAGATTACAGTAACCTACCTAGTAATATTGAAGATTACTTTGAAACCCCTTACACCACATTTGCGGGTGGTTCGAGTACATTAAAGTCTGACTTAGAGGTTTTATTATATGATGATATATTAAATAACTCAACTCCTGGACAAACAGCATTTGTTTTTGGTACTCTTTCAAGTACTACTTATAATTCTTTAACTTCGGCTTCAGGAAACTTTACAGGAGCAACCAACGTATTAGGTGTAAGTGGTTTAACTGAGTCCGATGCGGATTTCGAGGCACCTGAAAACGATTCGTGGTACTATTCTTTATTCCACTATAATTCACCTTCTTATGACGGTGTTTCGTTTGGTGCTATTACAACAAATATATTTAACGCAGTGGATGACGTATACGCAGGTACTGCTACAGTATATTTCACTAATTATGACGCAGAACCTATTTCTGATTACCATAATATGGTTATATCGACATTACGTTCAAGAGGATTGGCCACCTATTCAACAGATGACGGTCCTGTTTATGAAGTATCAGGTTTGACTGATGTCAATTTAAACATGACAGGAGCTTACTCAGGAGCTACGGTAAATCCGTTTAGTGGATTCCAAATCACAGGTACTACAAAAGATAGTGATGTATTTACTTTTAGAACTTCGTTTGACATAAGTGACACTAATTTTATCACAAAAGTATTTGGTCAAACTAATTTTGCAAAACCAAAATCAGAAGTTCCTTTATTTGTTGAAGAGACTTACTTTAATCTTCTTAATACAGGTTATAGAGAAGGTAAGATTAGAGGATTAAATTCTGATTTAGTTAGATTAAACAGTGCAAGACAAGACACTGATAATACAGGTATCGGTTGGTACTTAGAGAGATTCCAAACTCCGTCAACACCTTTCTTAGTTTCAGAACTAAGAGGTAATCAAGTTTATGACCTATTTAGATTCATACTAATTTCTGACGGTAATAGCGCAAACAGAGAAGTTAAAATATCAATAACTAATATTTCTTTTAATAATGGTTCGTTTGATATCATTGTTAGAAGTTTTAATGACACCGATGCAAATCCTGTTGTTTTAGAAAAATTCACTAATTGTACTTTGGATATAAATCAAAACTCATTTGTAGCTAAAAAGGTTGGTACATCAAACGGTGAGTTTGAATTGAAGTCAAGATACATTATGTTGGAAATGAATGAGGACGCTCCTTCGGACGCATTACCATGTGGATTTAGAGGATATCAAACAAGA